GTCACCATTCTTTTTCTTTCTTGTCATATTCGTTAGTCCACATCAAAGGCAGATTGAGTTGAAGATTCATAAGATCCTTTCTTAGCTAAACGTCCAGAAATACCACCTGCTTTTTCAGATTTCTTCAGAACTTCACCCCAACCAGGATTCTTATTAACAAGTTTATCCCTCCATTCTCCAACTTCAATTCCTAGACTTGGACAATTTTCAGGAGTGTAATAACGTTCCCAATCAGGATTATCCTCTTTCCATTGAGTCCAGTCATGAACACTCATCACGACTTCTTTCTGCTCACCAGTTTGTTGATTAATAACAGGATATGTTGCCATATGAATATAATAGTGGATAGTTATTTAGACCCACTCAAGGGCTTCAGAGACTGCAGGGAATTGTTCGGTAAACACCTTCCTACATGCTTCTGCAATCACCATATGCTCCTTCTGAGTGCCATGTGCAGACCTTAGATTAATATAATGTATCCAAGAACGACATGAACCCGTCATATAGATTCTGGTAGGAGTGCAAAGTGGTAGTACCATTCTAGCACATTCTTTAGCAACTCCTGCATCTAACATCTGTGTATAAAGACTCTTAGCAGAGCTAAACAAAGTAATCATCTGACGTTCAAATTTATCAACCATCTCAGGATCCAAGTCATCAGTAGAGTTCTGACGATTCTTTAAATCTTGTTTACGAAGTTCTGGTAAATCAATCTCACCCAATGCAGTACTAGCAGCATATCTCTGCGAGAACTCTTGGAATGTGAAACTCCTATGTCTTAGTATCTGTGCAGCAATGGCACGAGTAGTCTCTATCTCAAGAGTCATTGTAGACTGCTCAAAGACACTCCAATGATTGTGCTTGATACAGTACTTTAATAGTCCTGAATACTTTTCATTATCCTGATTAGATGGATTAGATACTCTGGCAATGTATGCCATAAGTTGCTCCGCATCAGGAGTAACACTAACAAGTTTTACGGTCATTCATCATCCTCAAATACTTCATCATAGTCTGCTAATGAACTTACATTCTGTTCATAATTCTCTTGCTTATAAGAATCAACATCAGAATAAACTTCAGACTCTAATTCTGCCACAATCTCTTTAAGAGCCATAGTTAGAACTTTTAATTTTCCTTTGTTCATTTGTGCTTAAAGTACTTATTAATAACTTCTACTTGATCCTGATACTTAGCAATGATATTTAACTCATTTTCTATTGCTTCAGTTATATCAGAATGCTCTCCAATTCCAGCTGGATTGGTGAGATATACTTCTACATTTGCAACATGTTTTTGAATATCACCTTGAGCATGTGCTAATAATGCTTTAATTAATTGATCTCTCATGAGTATTCCATATTCATTAGTATTATATACTAAAAAAGGGGGTATGTAAACCCCCTTTTATCTTAACTGCAAGGAACTGCCTTGCTCTTCACCTTGATACCACGATACATTAGATCGAAGTTTCTGTGCTGTGCTGCTTCAGCAAGCACTTTCTTGTTGTAATCAGCAGAGTCATACTGGACTCCTCTGTAAGTGACTTTTGCCATTGGGTTTCTCCAAAGTAGTAGGGGTTTTAATCCGTTCCTTTAGTCAACTTGTGCGTCCCATTCACATCCTTTCTCGGTTCCACTCTGAATAGTTTCCACTATTTCAGACCTGAACTCAACACTAGGTGATATCTTATTGATAATACCTTTTGCAGTTGAACAGGATAAAAGTGTAGCGATTAGGATTTCCATAGGATGAACGATCCGTTCCGAGTCGGCTTACTTGCGTCCCCAGTCGAAGGGGGATGAACGTTGTGTTAATACTAACACATGTATACTATATATGCAACTAATTTTGTATTTAGTGATACGGTTTTACAACTGTCTACCAAATTGGTCAGTTAGACCTAGTTTTTTTACTTCTCCTAGATTAGATTTCTCTGCTTTCTTGATCCTTTTATACTCTTTAAGGATTTTATCTATCTCATCTCTGGATACTTTGACATTTAATTGATCAGCACCAGCATCAGGATCACTAAATCCAACTCCAGATTTTTGCTCACTCTCCTTTCCTTCTAGGTAATCATTAATGCCGAGTTGAATATCTGCTTCAATAATATCATTGATTTGAGCTCTGAGTAACTCATCGTTATCTTTATTTTTAGACATTAGTTTTTCCTCTTTTTACGTTTTGGTGGTATTGCTCTAACACCCCATAAATTGGGTCTAATATTGCCATATCCATAATCAATCTTCTGTATTGCACCTTTACCATAACGATCATAATACATATCAAAAATATTGATCATCTTTTCAGAACGAGTTAAATCAATATAATTTTCACCATCAACAACATACTTAACAATAAAAGCATCAGTAGGAAATTGTTTATCTTGAGCTTTATCTTGAGTAGTTTTTTCTAAAATAATCTCACAAGAATAATCAGAAGCATTAAATTTATCTTCTATTTTTTTCTGATCCGATTCTCTTTCTGTTGTGGTTGGTGCTTTTCCTACAGGTGCTGTCATGATCTATTGCCCCATTCAATATCTGGATATGCTGCCTTTATATTTTCCAAAGAAATATCATACAATTCAGTTAATTTTTTATCCTTAACCTTAACCAACAATTCTGCTTCTTTAGGATGCAGTCCTTGAAGTATGTTAATAAACATAACTTCTCTACGCATCGCATTAATATTTGGATTGCCACCTTGAACAAAATTATAAAGATTTACCCACTCTTTACGTAATGATGTTTTATTTCTACCATCTAAATCTTGACCTGTAGCAGATTCTCCACCAGCAGCTTCTCTTGCAATATTATCTGATAAAGTTCCACTAAAGATCTGCTGCCGTTCACCATCACCATAAGGAACTTCTCCTTCTGGTAGCATACTTAGTACACTATCATCAAAATTCCAAATCAATATAGACTTAATAGAGTTATCTTCATAGTATTTTAATGCTTCTATTCGCTTAGGATTAGTTTTTTGTTTACAAACTAAATCTAATACTTCAAATACAAAAGGATTAACAGGCAAAGAATTTATACTAGGAGCACGAGGAGATCTCTTCTTCGGTGCTTTAGTCTTCGTCGTCGCTGCTTTCTTCGTTGTTGTCATAATTGTTTTCAATTCTTAAGGCTAAAATTTCATCAGGAACTAATTGTCCATTGGCATCAAACATCTCAGGATGAGTGTATACCACTTGAGGAGTAGTCTCATATGAATGCTGTCTTGCCATCCATCCTATCATACCTCCCACCAAAATTGCAAGGACAGATATTACTGTCATGAGGGTCAAAGTTACTACTAGTGTTTCTGACATGGCACTACTCCTAATTTTTTACTTTTTATTAACGTCTAGATAAAAATCAAAATGAAATACGATCTCTCTCTTCCAAAGTGAAATTAAATTTCCAAACTTTATCTGAAATGTCTTTGGTTTTTTGGGTGGTTTATTCCTCCTGTTTCTTAGTAATAACTCAACTCCTCTATTAATTTGGAGTTCTGGATTATTTAGAATCTTTTTTTCTTCTTCCTGGTCTTCTGTCATGTTGATACCTCACTGCGTCTTCAAGAATACGAGACAAATAAGTTTTTATTTTTCTTGCTTGAGGTTTGGGGATGTGATGATATGCCTCACGCAACTGTTTATGATCATTATCAGCACCCCCTTTAATATATTCTTCAAGATCTAATACTTCATTCGCAAGTTCTTTTGCTGTAGAACTCTGAAGAAAAGCATCTACTTCTTGTTTTTTTGTTTTACGATACTTTAAAAAATCATAAAACTTCAATTGCATCTTGCCTTGATAGGCAAGCTCAAGAGCATGTTCAATCATATCATAAACAGTTTCAAAGTCGTCAACTTTTTTCATTAGACTAATTGTTTCTCCTTTAGAAATTGTACTGTGTCGGTACACCCACCGAGATTGGTTTGGTCTACAACCACTTGAGGGAAAGTTGCTCCTTCACCAAACTGGCCATAGAATGCATCTCTCTCAAAGTGTTCACCTAGTTTATACACTACGTGATTTAGACGTGCCATCTTTAATACTTGTACCACCTTTGTGCAATAAGGGCAACCCTCTTTGGAATAAACTGTAAAATTATTCACTTAATTGACCTCTTTCCTCTGCTGATTTATTTCTAATTATAATTCTACTCTTGTCATGATCTGGAACAAATTCAAGTACATCATCGTGAGGCCACATCATCTCTTCGTATAATGCGTTGAGTCGATCCATATCTTCCCAAAGATCATTTACATGAGCAGGTTCAGGCCAATGATGCTCTTCTGGTTCTAGGTCTCCGTGCATAAGTCCTCTAGTGTGGATTGTAATTTTTTAAGTATAACGCAAAAACGCAAATTGCGATAACAATCGCAAATGCAATGACAGAAATCAAAGACATTTACAAGGGATATTTAGTAACTGGATATATTGTAACACACTATCAAATGTTTGCAAATCACCAATCTGGATAATTCCAATCTCCAATATCAGTCTTTCTTCGAGATGTAATCCTCTTTACAGTACAATCTTTACACTCATATGAATAAGACGATAGAAGGTTCATGTTTTTACGAACACGATAAAAACCATTTAAAAGATTCTTTCGCTGTCTACAGACCCTACAAACCCTCTCCTCAAGGAGAAGATGACCTAATTGTATTTGTTCGTCTAGATCCATGCCATAAAAAAAAGACCCTATACTAGATAGGGTCTTAAAAGTTCCGACTTTTGTAGAGACCGCACGAAAAGAGATCTCATTGTTATTTAGAGTGCATTACCTCTTGGCAATACTTCCTCTGGGAACACAAAGTTCTCATGAGGTTGGTCAACAGATGACATCCAAGCTCTCATACCTTCATTAAGAAGAATGTTCTTAGTGTAGAA